CTCTCGAACAATTATGTATACCATCATCACCTTCAAATTTGGCTCTAACTAAGGTTTTAATACATGAAATAAACTCATCCATGCCTATATCTCTATAAAATTGATCAAAATATGAATATAAAGTAACTAATGCATCAGTAAGAAAGTTAAAACCAGAAGTGGTCAATTCACCACTCTGTCTCTGGGCGATTGTATAAAAGTTGACACCAACACGTGACTGACACCTTTGTACACCAGTAAGTGCAACAATCAAGATTGACATCTTAAATGGATCTAATGTAGATGAAAAGAGATGTTGTATCAAAGGAACTTCTACTGCCAACATAATATGCTGTTTAATACTAGCTTCCCAACTAGAAAAATCAGTAGCAACCACAGCCATATCAACAAACAAATCAACAATTTGTTTTGACCTTAGCTTAACATCAACTATCTTTACATGCAACCAATCCAAAGTATCATAAATTAACTCATCCATTGTGTGTATAATATCACCAACATAAGCTTTAAACTCATCAGTTCGTGGGTTAATCCATCTCGGTTTCTTTTCAGCATCATAAAATTCACGTTTTAAAAAACTATCAACTTTTAACATATCATAAATTTCTTGCATAGAAAACCTATCAACAAGTTTACGTAGTTTTAAAAACCGCAACTTCTGGGTATAACTATAACCTTTATGCTTCATAATATATTCTTTATAATCAATAATGTTAACATCAGTAGGAAAATAATGTTTAATGAATTTGGAGCAAAATATACCAAATTCGTTTACTGTAGGTTCATCAGGTGGGGGTGTATTTATACAGATTCTACCTAAACCCCCTACAACATAATTCCAGTTATTACGGACATCTATTGTATAATAGGTAGCATTTTTATAATGTAATCCAAGACTTGTATAAGTAAGATGACGATCACGAATTTCATCCCACTTAAAGCGGTCAGTTAAATTTAACATAGTATTGACATGTTTGACCCCCAAATCAACACTTTTTGAACAGATTGAACCCCAGATCCCTAACCGGGGCTGGTTTTGGTTCTTGCGCTTAGAAAAAGCTGCTCAGAAGGAATCATATTTAAAGAAGAAAACCAATATATTGACATAAATGTTTTATAACTTTTCATACTCACAGCATCATTATCATTCCAAATACCAGGAGTAATACTTTGAATACGAGTTAACATATTTCTCTCACATTTCACACCATCACAGAAAGTAATAACTTGATTCAAATGTGTATGAACTAAATTTAAAGGAAACTCAAATGGATATTCAACACCATCATCTGTCGGAAACGCATTATCTTTATTAAACGATTGCGTAACATCAAAATAATAGCCTGAATACAATTTCATAACACCTTTCACCATTATATCTTTCCTAATTGGTTTATTAAAATAACGTTGTAAAACACCACGTTGTTCATCAATATAATCAATAATTTGAGCAGAATCAACCCTAATAGTAGCAAATTGACAATCACGTTTAACCCATGAAAAAGTTGGAAAAAATTTAGGGAACCAACCATCATAAATTTTCTTTTCAATTAAATGGGCATATGATGTCATATGAAAATCAGGTTCAAAAACCGTAGGCGAGACTAAACGATCATACATAAAAAATTGACCATTAATTCTCTTAACAAAGTCTTGTAATCTTGATAACAAATACAACTTCTCAATTGCGTCTTTATCTTCTTCATCATCAGATAAATTATCATCAACAGAAAATTTATCAGAACCACTTTGTGAATTATCAGTACTAACTGATCTCTTAGGACATTGACTAACACATGTTTTCTCCAACATATCACGAACATTATTAGTAACTTGATTGATCATGAATATCAATGTATCAGAAACATTATTAACAAATTTAAGTATATTCGGACAAACCAATGATTTAGCATCACCAGTTTCCATAAAATTCTTAACCATTGTTTTAAATTGATCATAGTTTCTGTCACCACTAATCTTACCCAAAATAGTATGACCCTGCATCAGAATTTGGCACAAAACTTTCGCTTTGAAACTCTTCAAGGATGCTAATTTTTCAATTTCTGGATAAAAATCATCACGATTAATCTTAACATGATGCGGAATTTTTAAATA